TCGGCGTCAACCACAAGTGGAAGGAGAAGCTCAGTCCGCTCGAGCTCGTCTACATACCGACCGGACAGCGCATTATCTTCCGCGGCGCGGACAAACCGAAGAAAATCAAGTCGATCAAAGTCAAGAAGGGTTACATCCGCTGGATCTGGTTCGAGGAAGTCGACGAGTTCAACGGTCCGGAGGAAATTCGGGTCATCAACCAGTCGCTGATGCGTGGCGGCCAGAAGTTCGACGTGTTTTACAGCTTCAATCCGCCGCGGTCGGTCAGCAGTTGGGTGAATACAGTTGTTCTGGAGAAGCGGCCGGATACCTACGTGCATCACAGCACCTATTTGGATGTGCCGCGGGAATGGCTCGGCGAGCAGTTTTTGATCGAGGCCGAACACCTGAGGTCTGTCAATGAAGCCGCGTATGAACACGAGTATCTCGGCAAAGCGAATGGCACAGGCGGCGAGGTATTCACGAATGTCAAGGCGCGCATCATCACGGACGAGGAAATCTCCAGGTTCGACCGGATATACCGCGGCGTCGACTTCGGTTATGCCGCCGACCCGCTGCACTATACGGAATGCTATTACGACAAGACGCGCAGGCGTCTTTTTATTTTCTTCGAAATTCACAAGGTCGGCTTGAAAAACCGGCTTGCCGTGGAGCAAATCAAGCGACAAAACACCAGTAACCGGCAAGTTGTCGCCGATTCCGCCGAACCGCGCACGATTGCCGAATTTCATGACCTAGGTCTGAATATCGTTGGGGCCAAAAAGGGTCCTGACAGCGTGGAACACGGCATTAAGTTCCTTCAGGACTTGGAGGAAATCATCATTGATCCGGTGCGCTGCCCGAACACCGTCCGAGAATTCACGCAATACGAACTGGAGAAGGACGCGAACGGGAATTGGAAGGCCGGGTATCCGGACCGCAACAACCATTCGATCGACGCGGTGCGCTATGCGCTTGAGAGCGAGATCAACATGAGAAAGATCAAGTCAGCGCCAACAGTGGCGCGATAGGAGGTGGGACACTATGTTGCCAGATTTCAGTTACGAGATCAAGCAGATTCAGGCCAGCGGCATCACGCCAGACCTCGTCAAGCGCATACTGAAGAAGTTCGAGCCGCGGCAAACGGAGATGATGGGGCTGTATTTGCGGTACCTTTGTGACCGCCACGGCGTGCCAATTTTCCGGCGCCGCTTGGATGACAGTCGAAAGGTCAACAACATGCTCGCCAACGATTATCTGGGCGAAATCGTCGACATGAAGACCGGCTATTTTGCCGGAAATCCGATCTCGTACAACTACAGCAAGGACGTGGAGGGGTACGAGGCGGCGCAGAACCTGATCACGAGATTTTCCGCCGAGAACAATTTGCCGGATCTCGACGTCGAAACGACGAAAATGGCTGCGATCTGCGGTTACGGCGCCCGATTGCTCTACATCGACAAGCAAGCACGCGAGCGGGTGAAAAATCTGCCGGCCTACGGTACGGTGATCCTCACCTCCAGCGGCGACATCACCGAGCCGGAATATGCGCTGTATGTGTACGTCGTGCTGAACGAAAATAACAGCCCGATCCGGAAGGTTGAGTTTTACGACGAGGCGAAAACGCACTATTTTATCGAAACCCGCTCGAACAGCGGAAGCTTTCGGGTCGAGAAGGAGCCGGAGCCGCATCCATTCGGTATATGCCCGGTGGTGGGCTATCCGAACAATGCCGAGCTGCAGGGTGATGCCGAAAAGGTGCTCAGTCTGATTGACGCAGTTGACCGCACCATGTCAGATGTCAACAGCGAGATCGAGGCTTTCCGCCTTGCATATATGGCGTTTATCGGCGGCCAGATCGACGAGGAGACGCTGAATGAAGCACGCAAGACTGGAGCGTTCAGCATCCCAGATGGCGGCGATATCAAATTCATCACGAAGCAGCTGGATGACGACATTGTCGAACATCATTTGGACAGGCTTCATGACAACATCTACCGGTTTTCAAAGACTCCCGACCTTTCCGACGAGGCGTTCGGCAGCGGTTCGCAGTCCGGTGAAGCGCGCAAATATAAGCTGCTGGGCCTTGAAATGAAAACCGGCTTCTTCGAGAACAAATTCCGCTCGGCCAGCAAGCGCATGTTCGAGCTGCTCGCCAGACCGTGGAACATGAAAAAGCCGTCGCTGCAGTTCGATCCGCTTAACGTGTGGTACGAATTCAAGCGGAATTTCCCGAAAGATCTGCTCTATGAAGCGCAAGCGACGCAGCAACTCAAGGGCATGGTCAGCGAGCAGACGCGGCTTAGCCAGCTTTCGTTCGTCGATGACGCGCACTACGAAATGGAACTCATGCGGAAAGAGCGGGATGAGATCCCTGACCTGGAGTTGGACGAGGACGATGAAGTATGAGTCTGGACAAGTACGAAGACGAGCTCCGCAAAACGAACGAAGAGCAGACGGCCATGACTGAAGCACAGATTCGTCGGAACTTCGAAATCGCGCTGCATGGAATCATCGCTGAAATCGGCCTGTTGTTCGCAAAATTGGAGTCCGACGGGAAGCTGACCTACGCGGAAATGGCCAAATACAACCGCTTGCGCCGGCTGGAGCGCCGGATCATGGATCAGGTCGACCAGATGAGCGCGAAAAACCAGCGGGCGCTGCGGAAACTCTTGCGAACAGCGTACTCGCACTCATATGAGTGGATGGCGTGGGCGATCGAGAAGGAGAGCCACGCGCGGCTTGCCTATGCCGCGGTGCCGATGGGCCGCATCGACCGCATTATAGACGAACCGATCGGTGGCCGCCAGCTGAAAGGCAGGCTGTCCCGTCTTCGTCGGCAGACAATCGACGAGCTGTTCCGTCGTATCACGGCCGACCTCGTCGAGGGTAGCACAATGCGTAAGATGACCGAGGACGTCCGGGAAGTGCTGAATACCAGCCACTTCGACACGATTCGGATTGTCCGGACCGAGTCACACCGCATCCAGGAGGCCGCGACGCTAGCCAGCGCGCAGCACGCGACCGAACAGGGCGTCGTGATGCTGAAGAAGTGGAACTCGCTGCATGACGAGAAGGTGCGGCGCACGTCGCAGGCCAACCACCAACTCATGGACGGTCAGGAAGTCCGGGTGGACGAGGACTTCGAACTTCGCCCGGGCGGTGGTCGCGGGAAGGCGCCGGGCAATACCGGCGTCGCCGCGCACGACATCAACTGCCGCTGCTTCGCTTCGTACCGGATCGCGGAGGTCCAGCGGAAGACACATCAGGAGTTGGCCGACATGACGTTTGAGGAATGGAAAAAGTCTCGTTTGAAACAGCCGTAACCCGGCTGTTTTTTATTTACACAAACCTGAGGGCGGGTGCCGGCGAACTCAGCGCAGGGCGCGGGCATGGCCGAACTCGAAATGGAGGCTTGAATCATGGGTGACGATCTGCTGAAACTCATGCCGTTTTTTACGGCAGACGGTGGCCAAGGTGGGGGAACTGGCGGCGGAGAAGCCGGACAGGGCCAACATGGCGGCCAAGGGAATGGTGCAAGTGCCGGCGCCGGCCAAAGCGGCGCAGGAGGCGAATCTGGCGGTCAGGGAACTTTTCAACCGACACCGGAGATGGAAGCCTGGGCGCAGAAACTTGTCCAGTCTGCCGAGGACCGGGTCCGGACGCAGTATGTGAAGCAACTCAAGCAGCTGGAGCAGGAGAAAGAAGCGCTGCTCAAGGAGAAGATGACCGAGGAGGAACGGGCCAAATACGAGCTTGAGAAACAGCGGCGCGAACTCTTCGAGAAGGAAGCGGCGCTGAAGCGGCAGACGGTCGAACTGGAAGCAACCAACCTTCTGGCGGCCGCGCAATTGCCGATCCAATTCAAGCAGTTCGTGCTCGGCGAAGACATCGACGACACGAAAAAGCGCATCGACGACTTTAAGAAGCTGTGGGATGCCGCGGTTTCCGAGGAAGTCACGAAGCGCATGGCCGCCGGCGGCCGCACGCCACCCAGCGACGGAGCCGGTGGAAAAGCCGGATTCAATATGAACGACCTCATTCGCAGCGCCGTAGGGCGCTAATTTCATTTTCAGGAGAGTGAATGACCAATGGCTGTGAATCTGATTCAGCGTACCGACGCGGAAGCTTTGATTCCCGTTGAAGTGGCAAACGAAATCATTCAGGGCGTACCGCAGATGTCGGCCGTCATGCAGTTGGGAACGCGCCTGCCGAACATGACGGCGAAGCAAAAGCGGTTGCCGGTGCTCAACAGCCTGCCCATGGCATACTTCGTGAACGGCGACACCGGCCGGAAGCAAACGACAAAGGTCGACTGGAAAAACAAATTCCTCGAAGCTGAGGAAATCGCGGTTATCGTGCCGATCCCGGAAGCTGTCCTGGACGACTCTGAATACGACATCTGGGGCCAAATCCGTCCGCGAATCGAAGCGGCGTTCGGCGAAGTGTTCGACGCCGCGGTGCTGTACGGCACGAACAAGCCGTCGACGTGGCCGGATGGCATCGTGACGCAAGCGACGGCCAAAGGAAAGGTTGTTGCACTCGGTACGGGAGCCG